CGCGAAAACTTCGTAAGCTTGAAAGTTCGGCTGAAACTGCAAGCGCGTCGGCAGCGGCAGCACTTTGTTCGGGTCGGTAGGGTCCGTCACGGGATCGGCTTGCACGAACCCGCGCGGAATTTTGTTCAAATTCTCGAACGCTTCGCGATCCGTTTCGAATTGCCCCGTGTAACCGATGAGTGGCGAACGCGGAGCCATGCCTGCTTCTTCCGCTTCTTGAGAGCGAATGTAGCAATACGCCATGAACGGATCGCGCGCGAGACGGATCAAGCTCATCAGCATGCGCTTCGCACCGCCACCATCGTCGATCCACATCTCTTTGCCAGCGACCAGCACGAGCGGAATCCAACGGATCGGTATCTCGTCGCTCTCTTCGAGAATCTCAAGGCCATTCGTCCAATACTGCTTGATGCGCCGCGTCTCGATGGTCCTGTCGCGGCGAATGCGTTTCTTGTTCTCTTCGCTTGCGAGCCACTTGTCTTCTTTCTCCGGCAACTCGTCGCCGTAGAGCGCGACGCGGTCTTCCGTGTTCTTCAAACCATCGAGCAAGTACAGTTTGCGCTTCTTGATGATCGCTTTGTAGTACGCGGCGACGCGAATGCTTTTCTCTTTCTGCCAGCCAGGCGCTTGTTCGGCGTAATCGCCTTGCCAATCGACGAAGCGGGCGTTCCGCCAGCGCCGCTTGAACTCTGCGCGCTGCATGTTCTCTTCGACGAAGCATTCCGTCATGTCGCTCGCATCTTGCTCTCTGAAGCATGGGTTCGGCAGCACGCTGTTCGGGTTCGGAATGCGATAGATGTACAACTCTTGCTCAAAGAGCTTCTCTGGGGATTCTTTCACTAACTCCTTGTATTGATCCTCTGTTAGCCCATCAGCAATGAGACGCGAACCGATGCCAAACCAGCCGAAGCTGCGCTCTGCAGCGCCTTGAAAAGCTGTTGTGAATGCAGACTGAGCGCGTGAGTTAAATTGAATCTCGCGAATCTTGTCTTCGCGAAGTTGCGCTGTAACATTCGTAGCTCCCGCGCCGCGCGGATTGATCTTGATCGCGCGCTTGTTCTGGCGCGGGTCGTTCACGAGTTGATTGACGTACGGCGACAGCTCGTCGAACGTCATCACCGGACGATCGTACTTGTCCCTGAAGTCACGCTCTTTCTCGTCCCAAGGATTGCCGCTGACGTAAAGCATGTCCTTGTTGCCTTCGTCCAGGATTGGCTGCCACTCGATCTTGAACGAAGCATAGTTCTCTCTGATTTCTTTCAGGAGCGGCGAGATGGGGTTGGTTTCAGGCATGGCGCTCAGTAGTGATAACTATGCGTCTCGCTTTCCACGTGCTGATTGCCGCGCCGAGTCGAAGTCAAGCCATGAGCGCGAGCGTGCTTCACTGTTACGCGCTTCAGTGCTTTACTGCCTTTCTTCTTATGTCCTATCGACGGATTAGCGTGTAGCTCGCTCTTCATCTTCGCTTTCTGCGCTTCGCTGAGCGGAGAAACTTTATCACTCAGCAAATATTTGACTTGGCGTCGCGTCCATGGCATCTCAGTTCACATACTCTTTCTTATCTTCACGTGGCGACAACTGTACGTTCGTCGTGAACACGACTTTCCCGTTGCAGCGCAGCACGGCTTGCGTACCAGTGGCAGGCAATCTTCCCATGCGCTCCGAAGCCCTGTGAACCTTCATCGCGATGCGGTAGAAAATCACGGCCTTGTTGATCGTCGGGTTCATACCGGCGCTCCGCTGGCGAAGTTCTTCATCGCTCGCATCGTCAAGCGCTTCTCTAGTCCGTGCGCGTACGCTTGCATCATCGCGTCGAGCACCATTTCGCGAAGATGATCGTGCTTGTTGACGCAATTCTTGCAAATCATCGCGTCTTGCAAGACCTTCTTGAAGCGGTAGCCGACTTTCTTCCCCTGAAGCGGCGGCCCACTGCACTCGCTGCACTTCATCGGAAGTTCTTCGCGCGGAATCCAGCGCTTGCAGTCGAAGCAACGCCAGAGCGGAGCCTTGGCGCGCAAGCGGCGCAACTCGTCCCGCCAATGATGCTGCATCATCGCGAGGAACTCGCTCGGCTCTGGGGCGCTGCGGGACAAAGTTTATTCCTTCGCGGCCAACAGTTCCGTGACTTGCTTTTCCAGCTTCGAAACGCGCTGCTCGACCGTCTGCGGCGCTGCCGGCTCGGGCCTCGCCACGATTCCGTGTTGATGCTGCGCTGCGTGCTCTGCGTCGCCTTTGCTCATTTCGTTTTCTCCTTCGTCTCGAATTCATCGCAACAATACTCGTCTATCGATAAAGGAATGACTTCAGAGCCGTTCCATTTAACGAAGATCGTATTAGTGCAATTCGTTCCGCTGACATACCCACACTTCGCGCAATCGCTGCCGCCTTCTGGGACGCGCATCCCAAGCTCGTGGCCCGCACCGTGCGTGATCGTGACGCCTTTGCGCTTCGCTTTCTTCTCCGCTCCGAACGACGCCACATTTTACTCCTCGTGCTCGCTGGACTCTTGCTCTTTGCTCTCCGCACTGTCGGTTTTTGATTTGCCGGGCATGCTCATGCCGAGATGTTTCGACAAGTGCACCATCAATTCTTTGTGCTGGCCAGCGGCGAAAACATGCATCTCCGGCTTGTGCTCGTAGCTCGTGAAGTGATGCTCCGCGCTCACGCCACCATTCTCCGCTGGCGTGAGACGAATGTGCTCAAGTTCTTTAGGCGGAATCTTGTGGCGTGGTGGTTCCGTCGCTGCTGCTTCTTTCATCGCGCCATGAGATGCCATTATTTCACCTCGCTGCTTCGTAAACTGAATACTGTGCATCTACGAGAGATTTTGATGCTTCTTCAATTTCTCGAAGCACTTCCGATCCCAACTTCCATGCTTCAACCATTTTACGGATATCGATCATTGCTTCTTCGACCGTCTGCGATGTAACGGTCAACTCCGTAGCTCGTGGCCAATTTTCAAGCTGCTCTTGAGTCTTGACACGTTGCCAAATAGTCGCCATACGATGATTTTGGACATCGTAAATACGAATAAATCTAACGCACGGTAATTCCATCGATATCGCTCCTTCACCAAAGAAAGTCATCGCCCCAACACCCTGTTCGCCTTCGCCCTGATCCGCGCCGCGCTCGAAGCGCTCAACTTGCCGCGCTTGACCATCTGAGTCGCGCGAGCCTTGGCGTTAGCGGCGTGCGAACGATCCGGCATCGGATACTTTCTCGCGCCAGGCAAGCCGAACGTGCTCGACTTCAGCTTGTTGCGGCGCGCGACTCTTAGCTTCGCCATGCTATCCCCACCGTATCCCGCGAGAGACCGTCGATGGCTCCGCTTTCTTCTTCGCCGGCTGCTCTTCGCGTATCATCGTAGCCAAAGTACGGAACGCGTCCGCATCATGCGACGCCCAATCGTGCAGCGGCTTGCGCGAATACGTGTGCAAGTCCTTGTCGTACTCGTATTGATAGCAGCGCAGCCCTCGCAGCCCGACGATCTGCTTCGTCACCGGCAACGTGAAGTTCGAGCGCTCGTTGTCGAACCAGCACTTCGGGAAGATCGCCCGCACCGCCGCGATGCCATCCTCGACGCTCAACTGACGCGCGCAACGCACGCGGTCCTTGCCGAAGATGGCTTGAAGCTGCTCTTGTATGCTTCGTCCGCTGCCAAGCTCTTTCGCCGCTCCGTCCCACGGCAGCGTGTGAACGCCGTAATGATATTCGCGCTCTTGAAGCTGCTTGACGTAGAACGCGAGCGACTCCAGCTCGCCGGCAACGTAATCGACGACGCGATACTCCATCGGAAAGCTCTGAGCGAGCCAGATGCGCGTGTGCGCCGGCCCGATGTCCCAGAACGTGTTGACCGGCTTCGTCGGATCATACGGCACGCGGCCCGTCAAGCGGCCTTGCCGCTCCGCGAGCTGAAGCTCTTTCTTATAGATCGCGCCTTCGACCGTCGAGCGGCACGTGCCATCATATATGTGCGCGCACTCGTCCGGGTCGCGGCGCAACAAGTCTTCGCGTTCTTTCTTCAACACTTCGGGGAAGAACGGATTGTCATGCCAGTTGACGAAGTTGACTTGGGAATCCTGCGGGCGGTTCTGCTCGACGGCGAACAGCTTGTAAACTTCATCATCCTCGAACTCAGGGTTGAAGTCAAACCACAACTCGCTGCCAAACTTCTTGTCGCCGATCTCTATGTCTCTGCGCAGCGTCGGGAACACGACGTTCAACGAGCGTTTGCTCATCGCCTCCGCTTGCGATCCCCACGCAATGTGAACACCCTCGTAGGACTTCAAGTTGTCGACGCTCTGCCTGACACCGGCGAAGAAAAACTCCGTGCCGTTATTGCCAACGATGTTCTTTTGCTGGATGCGGTAAAAGTCGCCAAGCTGAAGAAGACGTATCTGATCGGTGAGAAGCTGATGCACCGATTCTTCGATGCTTCGCATCGTCTCGCGGTAGCAAAGCACGCGCACGCCGTCGCGGCCATACTGCTCCGACCAGCCAGGCCAAAGAAGGTCAGGCTGCTTGCCGATCAACAAGAGCGCACGCGCGATGCTCCAAGACTTCGACGAGCCGCGCCCGCCGTACGCAACTTTATAACGGGAAGGAGAGAAAAGAAACTTCATCTTCGGCGGGAACCACACGTCAATGTTCATCTGACTTATCACCAAACTTGATCGTATGCTCAACGGGACCACCATCGAGG